GAAAAATACTTGGCAAAATCTGTTCTGCCTTGCATACTATCGCTCATCTCCCCAGCGGTAAAGCTAGGGATGCTTAAAAGTTGTTTTCCCATAATTTAATATCTGCTGTTTATAAAATCTTCGGTTAAGATTTGGTCTGTTAATCCATTTTCTGGATCTGTGTTGTATCCCTCGCTAGCGTCTGTATGTTTAGCCTCAGATACTTTGAATTGATATTTTTCTTGCATTAATTTTGCTACTTGGAGATTAGCAGTAATTGCATAAGCAATATCTGCAGCTAATCCCGCTGATATAGTTTCTCTTAATAAAACATCCATTTCGTTTGGATCTGTTTCTTGAGCTATATAAATAATTTTTATTGATTGTTCATTACAAAGAATTTTTCTACCCTCAACTTTATAATCAGAATTATAAGCGTCTAATCCTAAAACTCTCAGGCAATCACTTGGTAAAGAAAACTCATAACTAAAACCATAAGCTGGTGTATTAGTAGTTTGAGCTAGCTGTTGTCGTTTAATTAAACTATTCCATGGATGAGATCTAAACACAGCATCTCTTACTACTGCATATCTTTCATTGCATAGTCTTGCATTTTTTGAATTATCTGTAAGCGCAGTTATACTCGCAGCTCCCAGTTGATTTAATGCGGAATTGCATATTTGAACGACACTAGCCATTTGTTATCCTTTTCTCTTTGGTTTATTCTTTGGTTTTTTTGGTGGTCTTCCTTTTTTAGACCCGTATGTTCCTTTGCCTCTTGGCATAAGATCCTCCATTATTGTTGTTAAAAAAAAGGGAGGCAAGTCTCCCCGCCTCCCTTAAAATAGATATTGCTATCTATTAAGCCTCATGACAAGGAATTTGAAACACTTTAGTTTCTTCCATCCTTGTTGCACCTAAAGCCATTGAGTAATAGACTTGAGTTGCATAAGATTTGTCATCTCTCTCAGAGATTTTAGCCTTAACATCTGCACCGATTGCAAGTTTAACTGAATCAGCTGTGAACGCAAAACATAGTCTGTCATCAGTATTTGTGCCATCCATGTTTAGTCTGTTAGACATAATAAATTCAAATCCTAAGAATGAATTTATATCTCCTTGAGCGAGAGCCTTGATTGTATTGAAATCAGAATTTTTAATTTCTGTAGTGTTCAATAGATCTTGGATCTGCTTAGCTCCGCAAACAATGTACCTCTTTATGCTAGGATCTACATCGCCAGCATCAAAGAAATGCTTAGCAGATAATAGTTTAGCCAAAGTCATACCATCTGTTTGGTTTGCAGTTGAGAATTTAGATGTACTTGGTAAAGCAGTTGTAGTACCACCAGCTACACCCGTTGCTGCGTCTGCATTCATTGCAGTTATGATAACATCGTCAATCGATCTATTCATTGCTGCAGCTGCTGCTTTCGCATACGAGCTAGTTGGATCTACTAACATTCTAACTTTATCTAAGTCATCTACTAAATCAGCCCATTCATAGTCTGCTAAGGATACTCTTCTTCTTGAGTGAGGAGTGTTGATCTGAGGAGTGTTTCCGTGTCTAGTAGATCTTACTTGAGCTGCTGTCACTCCGATTTGATCGAAGAAAGCATTTTTACCTCTAATAGTCTCTACATCAACAGCACCTCTCAGCTTAGTTCCCATTTGCTGAGCTAACATTGAAACATTTGAAGAGTATTGTTCTACAAATGCTGTAGTAATTTGAGTTGACATAAGTCGAACCCTCCTTATTTGTTAGTTGTGTTAATGTTAATCGGATGATTATCCTTGCGGGTCGCTCCTCGATTTTAGATCTCCTGGATCCTAGACTATTCCTAGTGTCAACTTGGGTCTTGCGATTATCCAAATATATTTCAGCTTTAACAGAAAATTAATAATTCTGTAAAGAGAAATTTTACTCTGCTTTAGCGTGTTTTTGTTCAAACAACGCTTTTACTTCATCAACAGCCGCTGCATGATTAGGATGGTTTTTATCCCAATAAGCTGAACCTGGTTGTTGTAAAGTAGCAATTTCTTTGTCTATCTGTTTAGGTGTTAGATAATTTGGTCCATCTGCCTGGACAATTTTATCTTCTCCCATCTTATCAGCTAGAGCTGCGAATGCTCTGATAACAGCTGGATGATCTCCTAATTTAGTTCCATCCTCCAGGTTCATACTCATAAAACCTTTTGGAAAAACCTCTCTTACAACATTGTTAGCTGCTGTAATTTTTTGATTATAGGCTTGTCCCCATTCTGTTTGCAATTCATCCATTGCTTTTTGTCTGCCAGCTGTTGCTGTACTATCAGCTGCAGCTAGTTCCTCAGCTCTCATTTGATTATAAAATTTAACCATACCCTCAGCTTGATTAGGAAGTAATCCTAATTTATGAGCGTGATCTGAAAATGTTTTTAATGCCTCAGCATTTACATTTTGATCTTCTGGTAAATTATATTTATATCCATCTGGAGTGTCTGGTCTGCCTAATCTTTTATAAACGGCATCCCAATCTTGTTCCGTTGCGTGTTTGTTAGGTACTGGAATTTTATCTGCACCTACTAATTTTTGTGCATGAATAAAACTCTTTGCTAAACTTGAAACATCTTTAATATTTTCTAAAGACTTTTCAGCTCTTAACTCATCAGAAAGACCAGCTTTCCAATCAGTATTTGTTTCTGGAGTATTATTTAAAGGATCTCCAGACAGCGCTGGATTTTGTTCCGTTGCTGCTACCTCTTGATTTTCACTCGACATTTATTTCTCCTTTTTGTTGAGCATATTATTAATGAAAAGAACAACTGATCGCTGTCCCTCTCTAAATGCGCTATCGTGACTATCGCCTTGAACAAAGCTAGTCGTTTCATAGCTGCATCTCTTTTTTAAATCATCAAGCACTTTAACTCCGCTCTCAGATGTAAAAGTCTGTTTGTAGTCTATCGTTAATTGTTTAATATCTTTTTCATTCATTCATACCACCCATGGCTTTTAAAGCTGGCGCAATTTTTCCAGCACTCTCAGCTACTTGTTGAGCTTGTTGCATTTGCGCTTGCTCTATTTCTGCAGCTTGTTTTTGTTGCTGGATTTGTTGTACCTCTCCACGGGATCTCATTACCTTAGCTGGTAATCCTAAAACATCTTTAACATGATCTACTAAACCATCTATATCCAAGTAATCAAATACTGGAGCAACATTTTGCAATGATCCAAATATTTCAATTCCTCTCATAATGGATGAAAGCTCTTGGGTCTTTTGAGCTTTCGCTAATGGAGATACATATTCAATTTCTATTTCTTGATCTCCAATAGTTTCTGGTGGTTGAGCAAATTTATTATTTTTAATTAATAAATTAAAAGATCTAGTTATGAGCGGCTGTAAAAATTCAGATTGTAATCTACCTAATACTGGACCAAGTAATCTCATCTTTTCCTCAGTACGCTGCATAACTTCTGTAGCTGTCATGTTTTGACCTTGAACCATCATTAACTGATCGACAAAGAAATTTTCTCTAATAGCTTTTCTTCTTTGCTCTTCCATTTGTAAGCCTAAAGGATTGTTGGCTCCAATGTTTAAAGGTTCAATTCTTTCTCTAGTTCCAGATCTATAAAAATTTAATCCTCCTGGAATAGTTCTTACTGGTAAAACAAAGCCATCATCTGGAACCATTAAAGGTGGATCTATTTGTTTTTGAGCTGCTTTAATAGTTGTCTTAGACATTGTATTTAACATCTTAACATCTGGTAAAGCATTCATGGCTGGAGATCTTCCATAAATTTCATTGCTGCTAGATTTTAAATATCTAGGAACCACATACGGAAATTCTCTAAATCCACTATCTCTTAATATAACTCCAGTATCTTCGTGAACATGACAAGAAGTAAAATCCATATTCTTGCTGCTCTCATAACCCATAGCATTTTCAGATGCTTGTACTGAATGAATTATAAAAGTTTCATCGTATGGAGCTGATTGAATTTTAGATGCCAGAGATGGTGGGATTGTTGCCTCTGGATACATAAAAGGAATATTTTTATTTTTAACTTGAAATCTTCTAACTAAACAATCTACTAATCCTCTTTCATTTTCAGTAATAAAAATTTCTGAAATATGAATTGTTTTAAATCTCAAATCATCTTTAAAATCATCTGTAATAAACATTGCAGATGTACCAAAGGTTAGCAGCTCATGGTATAATTCAAAAACTTCTTGCTGAAAATTTGATCTTTGAAATACTTGCTGCATAACTTTTGCGCAGCTCTCTAACCATTCTGTTGCCTCATCATCCTGGTTCATTTCCTCAGATCTAAATTTTAATACAAACCACGGAGAAATAGTATTAGTAAGCATACCATTTAAACTAGCAGATAATAACTCTAGCGCATGAGTTGCTGTGCCGTCATAGATCTGGTCGTGTCTCTTATCGCCTTTAGTTCTTTTTAAAGTGATATTAGATTTTCTTGGTAAAAAATAGTTAGCAACATCTTGCCAATGATCTTCCCATGTCTGTCTCTGTGCTTTTAGAGTATTGTATTTCTCTAAAATTTTTTTGGCTTTTTTATCTATTGCCATCTATCCTCCTAATAATTGTGCTTTTGAAGTTGTGAGTTTGTTATCGCCTAAACCTTTAGCTCCAGTTAAGATAGTTGTTGTTCTACCTTTACCTCTTGCCATATCCGTTTTTGCTACTGCCGTTGCTTGAGAAACCTCTGGAGCTGTCGGTGTAGGAATATAAACGGGAGCTGGTGGTGCGGGTGGTTTTGGTAATATTCTTTTTGCTACTCCTCCCATAACTTTCCTCCTTATCCTAGTTGAGATTTTTTGTTTTTATTATCTTTAGCCACTAAGGCTCTATATCTATTTTTTTCTAAATCTGTCATATCTTGAAACATACCAGCTTGCTCTACGGGTCTAGCTTTTCTGCCAGTTAATCTTTCAAAAGTATCTCTAGCGCCTTTTAATTTTTCTGGTCGTTTAGTGTATTGATTTGCTTTATTAATTTCTTTTTGTCTTTCAATATTAACGCCACCCATAATTATCCTAATAATTGTTTTCTTGTTATTATATCTTCATCATCTGTTAAACCTTGTGCAGATGTTTTAATCATTCTGGATCTACCAATTTTTTTTGCTAAAATAATTCCACCCTCTTTATTTTTTTCAGCCTGGATTTCTTCTGGAGTTTTAACTGCGTTAGATCCTATTATTGGACCAACTATACCATCGCTAGTCACTACTCCCGATTTTGGTTCTTGAGATAATAAAGTTTGATTAGCTCCTCCTCCATCTCCTAATGGTTCTCCCAAAGGATTTTGGTTATTACGCATGATGTCTAATCTTGTTGCTCTATAGAGAGCTTGTTTTTCTGATAAAGGCAAAGCATCAAAAGTTGCTTTATCAGGCAAACCAATATTAGTTTTGTTAGCTCTTATTCTTTCATAATTCTTATCAAAGAAAGCTCTGTTTTTTACAGATGCTCCCGTCACGCTATCTAAGCTATTTGCGAAACCTTGTAATAATTTACCCGCCAATGTTTTTTGCTCTATTGGTGGCATCTTAGTATTTATAAAATGCGTTTGAGAATTTCTTGTAGTTCTATGATCCTCTCCCCCCGTTTTAGTTTTTTTAGAAACTTTTTGTGTAGCGTTTCTTTGTATTCCTCTTTCTCTATTTGTATTTCCTCCACCCGTTGTTGTGGATTTATTTGAAGAATGATTTTTTGATGCTCCGTATCCGTATGGCACTTATCCTCCTAACAATTCTTTCTTAGAGACAACGCTGCTATCATCCTCTAATCCCTCAGCTCCAGTTAAAATAGTTGATGATCTTCCCGTTCTTTGATTTCTTAATCTTGCTCTTTTTCTAGCAGCCTCTTCTGCTCTTGCCGCATCATCGTATTTTGGTGGTTCTGGCAAAGGCTGTACTGGCGGGATAGCTGGCATTGCTGGTATCTTTGGTTTTAAAAATCCCATAACTTATTCTCCATGTATCGAGTATTCATTCTCGGTTATTTTTTGGTTTGGTCTTCTTTTATCTGACATATCCGTTATAGACATCGCCATATACCTTGCGCTATCGCAAGCGTGGCTGGACCAATCTCTAACGGGTTTGTTAGAAAACATTTTCATTTTATCGTTATACTTTCGATGGTATTGTCTTAAAGCATTTATCAAAGGCTGTGTAGTTTCAACATTAAACCAACATCTTGGTAAAATCATCTTTAAGCTGTGGATACCATCCTCCAGGTTTAACTTAGGTAAAATTCTAAACCTAATCCCCAACTGGTAAGCTACCTCATTCCTGGTTCTACCAGTAGAAAATTCCATAACTTCTATATCATGCGGAGCGTAATGGTCTCCGTAAATATAATCTTTATCTTTTACAACCTTTACATAATGCGGAAGTCCCTCTCGATTATTTTCGTAATAATCGATAATCATTATTTGGTTTCCTAATTTCTGAAAAAAAGTTATGGCTGTACTATCATCCACTCCTAAATCCCAGGCTGTATGTACTTCTAAACTTGGATCATATCCAATTTTAGTTAGTTGTTGTTTCTCTTCTAAATCTTTTATTATATTGCCATATACTGATCCCTCAATATTAGCAATCCAATCACATTCAAATTCTTGTCTGTACCTGGTGTCTCCCATTTGAGCTTTTGCGGCATCAAGCTCTTTCTGGTCTATAATTTTTGTTTCACTTGCTTTAGCTGTATAAGTGTACCACTCATCATCTCCTAAAGCGTACTGGTACAATTCATAAAATAAATTAGACATCCCAGCTGGCGTGCCTATAAAATAACAAAATCCTTTTCTATCCGACAGAGCTGGTCTAATAATTTCATTCCATAATCTTGGCTCTACTTGCGCTACCTCATCGATACACACTCCATCAAGAAACAAACCACGGAGACTATCTGGCTGTTCAGAGGATAGTAAAGTTATACGGCTCCCATTCGGTAAATCACACCGCAGCTCCGTTTCGTGAAATTTTGCTCCAGGTATAGCTCCAGCAAACATTTTTAAATAATCCCAGGCTATTGACTTAGCTTGCTTATAAGTTGGCGCTATGTATGCAAACCTCGGATTTTTTAATTTGTGGGTTAGAGCTGCTCTAATTAAATGATTAATTATTGCAACGCTTTTGCCAAACCGCCTATGACAGCTCAATACAGCGAACCTATACTTATCGAGACTTTTATGTAGATCTGCTTGTAATGGTCTCGGTGTGTAAGGTATCTGTACTTTCATTAAACTATCGCTAATACAACAATAACTACAGCAACAGCAACCATCACTTTTTTGTGATCTCTCCAGTAATGTTTCATTTGTTCTATAATTTCCATCTCCCCCCCCTTGTTAGTGAATAGTTGGTAAATCAAAAATATCTCTAATTGATTTGTATTCTACTCCACTATTTTTCATTAATTTTTTAACAAACTTATGAGCGTGCTGCTCATTTTCAAATCCGTTTATATGTATAACCAATCCGTTAGTATCTTCATTCGTGAATACCATTGCCGTTATTAAACTATCTGTAAATTTATTATGCGCCATCGTCTGTGTGTGTTTGTGTCTTAAACTCCCTATTTATATATTTTTAAAAAATGCGGCAGAATTTTCGGCTATACCCCTGGTTTGTTCCTCCATTTTATTCTGTTTTATATGTAAGGATCCGCTCATATCCGTTTAGATCCGCTTAGATCCTCTGATAATCCTCTCATTGTTTAAATTATTCTTTGTTTATCTCACTTGTCGATAGGTTTCATACCTACAGCTCCCGCAATCCAGGCTCTCGAACTCCATGCCGTGTGCGTGAGGAGCGTGGCGCAAGCATATAAAATAGAACTTCAATAAGTTTAAACCAGGTAAAAGAAAAGCCTGGAGAGAATATCCCACCAGGCTCTGTAATTTTTTTTTTAAACTAACTTATTTTTAACAAGGCAAGATCCATAAAGTTTATTAGCATAAGCAGCTAATTTGCCATTGATCTCATCTTGTTTCGCTTTGTGAGCTGCTCTCTCTTCATCGCTCCAGGCAGTTGAATTAACAAAAGAGATCTTAACTCCCTCCATTGATTTGCTAAAAGCCTTTATTCTGCAAAGCTGTTTCTTTTGTAAAGTGTTGAGCTGATTATAATCAACTTTTGTCAACCAGCTTTCTACATCTTTTGCAGTATCACATTTGCTCAAGCCAAAATAATCAACATAACCATTGCTGTCATCTTGAGTTAAAACAAACGCAGCTCCATAAGTAGAAGTCTTCACAGCACACCACTTATTATTTTTTGGATTTAAAGTCTGATAACAAAATCTGTCGCCTTTGTTATTTGTCTCAATCCAATAAGCTCTCTTAGTTTTGAGCTTAAAACCCCAAGGATAGTTATCAACGACAACTGCTGTCTCGAAGTTTTTTGCGTTGTATATGTTTTTTTTTGTCATTACTAATCAATAAATCAGTATTGACGCAATGTCAAGAACAAATTGCAAGATATGCAATTATTTTTTTTTATCCTTTTTCTTGATTATTCCCGACAGCTCCAGGTAGCTCTTGAATAGGTGTACTTGATAACGGATCCATAACATTTTTAATTTCTTTAATATCATCCTTTGGCTCTCCCCAACTTATGATTAAATGATTATCTATTTTTTGCTGCACTTGAGACTTATCGCCAAAAGTGCTGCTTGCTAGTTTTGTTGCAAGCCATCTAATGTGGCTCCACTTCTCTCTTAAAAAATGTGTTTCTTGAGGTGTCTTTGGGATCTGCATATCTTCTGCAATTTTATCTAACAAAGTCCAAACGCCAGTCTGTCTAGCTGCCATTATTTTATTACGCAGCTTTTCATCTGATCTACATTTTTTATAAATTGTACTTACATCTGGAAAGTCTTTATCTTTACAAATAACCGAGAGCGGCTCTCCAAGCTCTAATCTTTCACATATTTTTTCGATTTTATCCATTCTATTATTTCTTGATCTGTCTTATTTTTAAAATTTTTTAAATTTTTTATTGCTTTTAATCTACCAGCCAGAGATCTTGGTCCAGTAGAAAAGCCTCCATGGTGGCGGCAACGAAATTTGCCAGAGGTTTTTTGAAAATATCCTTTGGCTCTACATTGATTTTTATAATTAGAGCTGCGTGTATAGCTCTCGCAAAATACTTTTTTTAAGGGTCTTCCTACCATAGACACATTACTCTGACCCTAATTATTCCTCTTAAATTAAATTGTCTATTCTGTCTAGCATTGATTTTGGCAAGCTAGTCTCCAGATCCAAGATAATTGTCTTATATCGCTTTTTTATAGTCACTCGATGCAACCCGAATTGCCTACCTAAAACACTCCAATTATAACGGCAAGCTCTAGCCCAGACTAAGCGTCTTTTTTCAACATCTGGGAGCTTAGCAAGCAATTCGATTGCCATTTCCCAGCAATCAATCTGTTTTGAGTTAGCTCGGAGCTTTAATCCCTTTTTATCATAATAGCCAATGTCTTTTGGGTCATAAGACATCTGGAGCAAATCATACATTCTCGGAGATCCAGGCTTAGCTGGCTTAGGCATCATCCGATCTGCCTTACCCGCAATTTCAAAAATTTCAACGATTTTATGTGCCAGTAGCCGCATATATTATTTTTTCTGCAGCAGCATCAAACTTATTTTTTGAAGTTTTTTTTTCCTCGATGATATTTTTAAAAGAATGCTTGCGGATTACTTTCCCATCATCCGAAATAAACTCATTCCAATAACCCTCTTTTCCATGCTCTTTATAAGTTTTTCCTTTATAGACTAAAATAGGTTTTTCAGTAGTCGGGGGGAGAGAATTGTTCTTATTATAGTTATTAACATTATTCTTATATCTAGTATTAGTATAATTATATGGTTTTATTAATACTCTCCGATTATAACTCTCAGAGTTGCCAGAGAGCATTCTCTGCTTTTTCTTGACTAATGTCTCTAAAGCAAATTGCTGAGATAAAAGATATTGATTTGTCGATTGTAGCCGTTTTGTGGTTATCAACTTTAGCTTGGCAAGGTGTTTAACTGATTTTTGTATTGAGCTTTTACTTAAGCCGCAGCGCTTGGAGATTGTGGCGTATCTTGGGAATGCTACCCCATTTTCCTTTTTCATAAACGAAACCAAAGCAAAATAAACTATTTTGTCGTTAGCTGTTAATTCTTTGTTATGTAAAATATTAAGATCTCCAACAAAATAATAACTCATTAAGCTACATCCTTTTTTTTACATACTAAATTGTGCCGATCTTGGAGCAGCTCCATCGCTTGAACCCATGCCTCTGGCTCCAATAAAACCTCTTTCCGATCTTTTTCGGGTGTGAGCTGCTTAACTCTAAAGCTAATAACTTCTCTATTTTCATTAACTTTATAAAAAATTAAAAAACTCGGCAAACCAGCAGCTTTAGCCAGCCACTCTGTAGCCGTTGTAGCTTTCCAGGATTGACCCACATCGAAAGTAGTCTCCGCCAGGTAGATTGGCTGCTTGCATTTATTACAAATCCCGCAGCTGTCTATATCAACATAGCGCAAATCATTTTTTAAGGCTCTATGCCATTCTGAATAAGGATCTCCTTTATCGAAGTAATTATTTCTTGCCATCTATCTTTATGTAATTTTCCTCAAAATCTTTAATTTTATTTTCTGCAGCTGTGAGCTTAGTCTGCAGCTCTCCGTTTGTTTCTTTGTGAGATTTGCTAATTGTTTCATAATTCAAATTTTCCTCAGTTAATCTCTCAACATCTTTTTTAAGAGTTTTTATTGTTTCAGCGCATTTACACGATTTCTTTGCCATCACAAAAAAGTAAGCTCTCTCCTTTCCATCCCTCTTTTAAAAGATCATTGCTTGGATGATCTATATCGCAGCAGCCAGCATTAATTCCTTTGTACTTATTTACATATTCCATATATACTGCGCAAAATTCTTTAAACTCTGGTGTCCAATTTTCATTTGCAAAAGCTGTTTCTTGAAAAAGTAAAAAAATATAAAAAATAACTAGAGCTGCGGTTATTGTATTTAAAAAAAATTTAATCATATTTTTTTAACCTCTAATACCCAGGATCCAGGGATTGTTTCTATTGTTCCAACTGAGATTGATCCGTCTTCATCGTAGGAATAGGAACCAAAGACTTGAACGATAGATCTGTTTTCTGTGAGGAGATAACCCACCGCAAAACACTTATCGGGTTTAAGTCTCCTTGCTTTGTCGATGTGCATCCATTCAGAATGAGAAACCCAATCAAGAGTAGATACTTTAACCAATGGATAATCATCTATAGTCCCAGTTAATTTTTTTTTACGAGTAGAAACTCGCTGGCTTAACTTTCCCATTTGTTTTCTCCATTATGATTTTTATATTTTTTGGCTTTGGCATCCTGGATCCCTGACACCATCTGCAAGCTGTACTCTCTGGAGAGACACCAGTTATGCCTAAAAATTCTGCTAATTTTTTATAAGAAAAGCCTTTTGATTTTCTATATTGTTCTAAAGTCATTTAAGCTGCTTAAACTAATACTTGCCAAAAACGCAAGAGAACATTGCTAGTTATGCAATCTTATCAACATCTATTGCAATATCCCCGTATTTCACACAACTTATAGTGTTTGTGGAAATCAAAAATTTTGATTATTTTGCAAATATCTATTGCCAAATGCAAGATCCACAATTATATTGACAGCATGACAATATCAAAAGATAAATTCAAAGTTATAAAAAATACACATTTAGAAGATACTGAAATGCTATTAGATAAGCTGCTCAAAAATGCGGATATGAGCCAGGCTGATTTTGCTAAAAAAATCGGTAAAGACGCATCAACTATTAATAGATGGATAAAAAATTCCAGAGCTATTGCCTGGGATAATGCAGAAAAAATTGCAAAAATTTTAAAGATCCATCCTACCGAAGTTTATCAACCAACTCAAAATATTAAATTAAAATATAGATCTGAATGGGATTGCGTTATTAAAGAAATTCCAAAAGAAAATCAGCATAATATTAGAATACCATACGAATATTACCATGAAGATATAAGAGCTGTGCAAATGGATTGTCCAGGAACCAGCTCAGATGGAGAAATCTGGCTTTTTGATATGCCAAAAAATAAATTGTTTGCAAAAGATGCAATAGGAAAAATTTGCTATTTAAAAGCATCTCAAAATTTTAAGAAAAAGATTGGAAAAAAATCTGGAGGCTGCCAGCCAGTAGTTGCGCTGCTTAATCCTAAAGGCAATGGCACTTTTGATATATTACATAACTATACAAGAGAACCAGTAAATGATTTGTGCAAGAATTTGGTCCCAACTGATTTTGAAATAGCATCTCCAGTTAAGATTAAATACGACCCAAATCTACTTCAAAATATCAACAAATAACAACCAATAATTGCAATCTGTGCATGAAATGTGCATATTTGGCAATATATGTTTGCAATAATTTCACTATTGTTCTAACAATGTTCCATTGTGATATTAAAAAAAGATGCAGCAGAAAAAGAGTTAAATGATTGGATTAGCTCAATTAAAAAACTTCCAGATTGGGTTAAGCTATACGGATTAAACCATCATAGTCCCTCTCAGATCAACACAGAAGAGGATCAATGGGGTTATAAGTACCTATACCTCAGCCAAGAGGAAAGAAGAGAGCTGCCAGTTAATTCCAATATGAAATGTGGAAATTGGATTGGAGAGCTGGGTCAAAAACAATACGGCAAATTTATTTGGGAATATGAAAAAGGATCTGGATTAATTAAAAAAGAAATTCCTTTAGAAAAAAAAATTTTTGATAAAGCAATAGATCAATTTAATAAATATTCTCCAGTTGATGAAAGAGACACCAGGCAGCATGAGGAAAATAAATTAGCTTTTGCTTTAACCTGGAAACAGCTGCAAGATGCTTTCAAAGTAATTGGATTAAAAGATCCGATTGAATGCGAGAGATCTGTTAGCCTGGAGCTGCCAGATTGCCAGCTACCAGTAATTGGCAGAGTAGATTTTGAAGATCAATATAATTTTATAGAATTAAAAACTAAATGGCGTAAAAAAAATAGACCAAAAAAAGATGGATCTTATTCTTTTTCTCAACAAAAGATATTGGGTCCAGCAGATCCAAAGCAAGAAAAATACAGAGGCTGGTTCCAGCATATTTTGCAAGTTGCTTTTTATTATTTGGCAACAAGAAAAAAACCTCACTTAGTTGTAGTCAATGAAACGGGATATAATATTTATACTCCAGATAATTGCGATCAACTTAAGCCAAAAAATTTAGAAAAATTTATGGTTAAAATGAACCAGATCTGTTCCAACAGAGAAAAAATAATGGAGAGACACGCTGGAAAAACAACCTGGGTGGATGACATTATTCCTAATTTCGATCATTTTTTCTGGAATGGTATGGGAGATCATAAATTAAAAGCAACTAGATTATGGGGGTTAGCATGAACAAAGAAACGCCAAAAGCAAAATTATTAAGAAAATATAGAGCAAGTAATTTTAAAGCTATTCCAAGCGGAGGTGGATCTCCAATGGGTTTTAATGATTGGGAACGAATGGGTGGAACATTAACAGCTATTGGATGGATCCAATCAAGAAAAAAATGGAGGAGGTTAAATATAAATTAATGGATAAAAAAAATTTACCAAGACAAGAACAAAAAGAAAGCAAAGGAGTTGTTTGGCATATCTATCACACCATCCTAGCTTTGTTATTAGCGGGAGTTTTAATTGTGGAGGTTATTGAATTATGGATAAAATAAATATGATTAATTATCAGCAGTATGTGCTGAAAACAAAATTTGGAAAGAGACAAGAAAAAAAAACTATCAGAAATACCTTTAAAATCTTGTTAAGTATATTTTTGATTTGCGTCTTTTTCTCCCTACTCTTTTCAAATGCTGAGAGCCAGGTTTTAAACAGCAGCAGTTTCTTTCCTGGCTTTCACAACATAGGAGAACCTCTCTCATGGGTAAAATCCTAAAATTTCCCTCGCTGGAGCAGTACCTTGCTGGTCTTAAATCCAGCGGGGGATTAATTAAAATGGATAATGGATCTTATATTATTAAACATTATGAAGTTGAAAACTTAGCAAGAGAGTTTGGAGTTATAACTAATATAGAATTAGTTAATTGTGATTTAACTAAGAGCTGCGCTGTTGTTAAAGCTCAAGCATCTTTTGAGGGAAAAACTCACGAAAGTTTGGGAGAAGTATCTCCATTAAATAATAACTTTGTTTATCCAGTAGCTGTAGCAGAAAAGAGAGCTGTCGATAGAGCTATACTTAAAGCTCTAGGATTACACGGCAAATATTATTCAGATGTTGAAATGCCACCAGAAAAGAAAACAGAAAACCAAGGAATTAAATTAGATCATACAAATATTATTTTAGATCGAATTAAAAATTGTAGTCATCAAGCAAATTTAGATCAGCTTAAGAGAGAGAATAAAGAATTTCTCGAAAAGCTATTTAAAGAAGACAAAAGCAAACTTGAAAAAATTAAGCTAGCTTTTGATAATAGAAAACAGCAATTAATAGGAGGATAATTTTATGGCTGTTGAACAACAAAAACCAAAAGATCCAAATTGGGTAGCGACTTTTTCTTTACAGAGAAATACTGCGAAGACAGAAAAGAAACATCCCGATATGGTTCATCCAGATAGTGAAAAAATGAATAAGGCTGGCAAGCCATTCAAAAAAAATTTTACTATTAATGGAGTTTGGATGGAGGCTAGCGGGTATATCCAGGAGGATAAATCTCTAAAGATTACCATCAAAAAATCTAGCAGCTCTGGTCCAACTCCAGCAGCATCGCCTGGAGATGATTTTATGGGTCAATTTTAGGGAGCTGTTATGAAATATGGTTTAAGTCCAAGGCAAAAAAAAATTTTTGACTTCATTAAATCATATATGAAAAAGAAACCAGTAGCGCCAACATACGAAGAGATGAAATGCGCTGCTGGTCTAAAATCTAAAAGCGGAGTACACAAAATAGTTTTAAATTTAGAGGCAAGAGGATGGATCAAAAGACTACCAGGCAAGAACCGAAGTATCCGAATAAACCAATAGATCTAAGTCCAGATCCAAATACTAATGAGCTTATAGCTCGGATCCTGGATAGAGACAAAGAGGGATTGGATAAATTTGGTTTGACAATGCGCCAAGTTATGTTAAAAAATCCTAAAGATTGCAAACATTGGCTATTTAACGCACTAGAAGAAAGTATAGATTTTTCAAGATATATTATTGAGGCAATTAAATCCTATCAAAATTTAGACGAAGAAAATAAAAAATTAAAAAAAGAAATTAAAGATCTAAAAGAATATAATAAATTATTAAGGGATCATCCGTAATGGTAAAAAAATTTGAAAAATTCTGGAGCGGAGGTGTAGGCTTTCAAGCCGTAGAAACATTCTCAACTTTAGATGCAGCGGTTAAGGCTAGTGTACCCTCTAACGCTGCTAAAATAATCATAGATGAAAAAACTTTAAGCTATGATTTTAAACGCATAAAGGAGGTAGATCCAAATGCAAACGCACTACAAACACCTGGAACAACAGATCCAGAAAAAGGAAAAAGAGAGAAAGTCTCTGAACGCAAAGATATTGAGACTAAAGAAAAAAAATGACGGAATATATCCGCCAGGTATTGCAGCTCTCTCTAAAGATGCGCATTCAAAATTAATTGATGTCATCCAGCTGCAAGACAAGCTAGTACAATTACAGACTTAACTAGCTTTTTATAACTATTCTAAACAACTGAATAAGTTGAATACCCCCTCTTGCGCCTAATCAAAATTACCATAAAAGCAAGCTAATTGCATTATTGTCAATAAGTCTTGACACCCCGTCAATGAATGCTTATATATATATTATCAATGAAGAAATTTAAAAAATACAAATTCAAGACTTTCAAGGCTCTTGAAAATTTCTTCGAAACTAAAATCCTCCCTCTTGAAAACACTAGCTCTAAAGTTATTGGCAAGACGCTTTATGTTTGGGAGAAAAAAAGAAAGGCTGCATGATAGTTAAGTATATTTTAAAACTTCATCCTTGGAAACCTTACTTGAGAAAATTAGTCTCTTATAAGGTTCCTAAGATCTCTACTAAAACTGATAAAGGCAAATGGTTAAATGCTTATATCAATAAATTTTTTGTTGCTGGAAATAATAATTACCATTTCAAGTCTGCAAAAAATTACATCAAATTAAAAACTACTCACTTTAACATTGTTAATAATAAAATGGCGTTAGTTGGTTTCTTTAAAAATTTAAAGAAATTAAAACAGCATCATTTTGAGGGAGAAGTTTTTAATGTTCAATTAGTTTATCAAACTACTAAGGAGGCTGCTTAATGGCATTTAGAAAAGATAAATTTGGCTGGGTTAAGTTAAAGTCTGGTCTTGGTACACATTGGTATCACAATTCTCAATACCCAAATTTTCTATGCTACAGATTAAATGTTCCTGGTGTCTTATATCCATGGGGAATTAGATCTGGCAAAATGGATGATGCGGGTTTTGAATTTGACGACAAATATAATGCTGAGGGTTTTGCTTGCGGTGGAAAATTAGGCGCAACACAACACGCTCAAAAATATCAACCTAAATATAAGGAGGCTGCTTAATGTATTTAAGAAATCATAAATTAGCATTTGCTAGCGCAAAATCCCAGGGTCTAAGCGACCCTGGATCTTGGATGTATATGTACTCAAAAGATGGGTACGATTATTTCAAAAATATTAGTTTTAGAAATTACATTAAATTTAAAATAAAGGAGGCTGCATAATGGATTATAATTTATGCTTAATAGCAACTAGCGGAGATATGTCATCAAGAGGAATGGGATCTACAAATTCTGTTTATCTTTTTGAAAGTAAATACAAAAGATCTGTAGATGCTTTTTTAAAAGCTCAACTTAATTGGGAATTGCACTCTTTAAGTAAAGGTTTTCCAAATAGAAAAAATAGAAAACCATACAGAAATTATTTAAAGACTTTTCATAAACTAAAAGATTTAGGTATTTTTACTTCTAAATTTGATTTTAGATCGCATTGGAATTTAGAAGTGTACGATGAGTTAAAAGATTTACCTATTTACAAACCTTATCAAATAGAAAAAAACGGAAAGGAGCTACATAATGGATCTTAAATTAATTAAAAGAAATTTTTATGCTGGCACTTATGTTTATCTTTATGCTGCTAAAAATAGATATTGGAAAATCTGTGTTGATAAACCAATGCCTAAAATCATTCAAGTTTTTAAACAAGATTTAAGAAGTAATAAATTATCTAATTATCTTTTTAAAGGAGAGTTTAAAAATTTAAAACAAGCTAAACAATTTATAAAGGAGGCTGCATAATGCCAGGTGGAACACCCTATTATATTTGCACTTATAAATTACCTGGGAGGGAAAAAACTTTCCAAGGTAATTCAATTCCAGAGGCTCATCAAAAATTCATAAAGGATTATGCTGAGGCTGCGGGTCAAGTGAGAAAAGTTAAAATCGAAAAAACTAATGATCCAGGTTTCTTAATGGTTTGTAATTATGAAACTTACAGAGATTTTTTCGCTAAACCAAATCTTAAAAGAATGGCAGAAAGTGAGGGTATGCAATAATGCTTAAGATGGCTTGGGTAGAAAAGAAAAAAATGGCTGGCGGTTATAAGTTTAAAGTCATGGTTAAAGATGACAAAGGAAAAAAACATCTTAAAGCTACTTATGACCTAAACCAAAAAAGAGCTGCGTATTCATTTGCTGAAAGTTTAAGACAGATGGAACCACACCTAGCAGCTCCCGAAAAGATTACTTTTGAGACAGCTTTTAAAGCCTATAAAAAAGATGTATTGGAAGATGAGCTAAAGACACATGAGTTTAGATTAGTTATTTGTGGCATGATAAAGAACCATATAGAGCCACACATAAGCAAATCGCTCATGACCGACTATACCCTCTATGATTTTGAAAAAAGCTATATACCAGCTCTTATAGGCTCTAAAGGAATGGTAGTTAAAAATCTTCCTGGTGGTAAAACTGAGGTAATCAGAGGCACTAAAAAGCTAGGCAAAAAAGCAATCAAAGATGCTGTTGCTAACTTTAAAATGTTTATTAGATATTGCCATGGCAGAAAATGGGTTATTGATCCAGCTATTCTTAATTGGAAATTTAACAAAAACTTTTTCCAGGATGAGAATACTAAACCAAAATGGCAGCCTAAATATAAGGATGTTTTAAAAATAGTTAATGCTGAGCAAGATCCATTAAACCAGGTATTATTCCAAACAGCTGCTGAAACTGGCTGCAGATTGAATGAGCTGTTAGGTTTAACTTACTCAGATATAGATCTAAAAAGCAGACCAGCTGTTATCTCTACAAATCACAGCTTAGATAAATGGGATAATTTAAGAGAGAATTTCTTAAAAACTGCTAGCTCTAAAAGAACCATAGAGATCTCTAAAAGTTTGGCAATCATGCTTAAAAACTGGATGGAATGTTCAGTTGCTAAAAAGCAAGGTAAATACAAAATGCTATTTGGTATTACTAAAGCCTCTGCAAAAAAGAGAATACAGAGAGCAGCTAAGAGATGTGGGATAGTTTGGCAGAATGGAATGTCTCCATTCAGAAAATTCAGCTACTCATATTTGAGAGATCAAATGGTTTTAACAGACAAACAAATCATGCTTAGATTTGGCTGGTCCAATATGGATACGCCAAATAAATGGTATTACAAAGATCTTGACAATAACAAGTCTGAGAGAATTGCAGCCATTGATAAGATGCTCCTTAACTAATGGCGCAACCCATGAGCTATCTCCTTTTTAAATTACACCTGGAGATGGCTCATGTTCCTACCTTTAATGCTGATTGGAGAGTTCAGCAATTATACCAAGAATACCTAAATAATTTTGATAGCAAGGGAGATATACTTCCAGATGCTATAGTTAAATTCGCTAAAAGATAATAACACGCAAAAAAAAAGGAGGATCAAATTGATCCTCTGAAAAATCCTCTACCCCTTAAATAAGCTAACAACCCCAATACATATCGATAGTATTCGAACCTATCGAACAAATCATACATCCAGTTAGTATTTACAACACTTCTATTTTAAATTGAATAGATATTCTTGACAAAAATGCGCATAAAAAAGCATTGATTTTATTGAGAGAGTTGCGGTTGATATATCTGAAATCCTCTGATAATCCTCTCGTAATTTTAAATAATTGTTGCCTGGGCGTAGCGAAGTCTGGTATCGCACCTGGTTTGGGACCAGGGGAGCGCTGGTTCAAATCCAGCCGCCCAGACACCACTATTCAAAAGTCTTATCCTCAGCTCTCTTAGCATCATCCAGGCGCATACACTCATAATGAGCTTTAGTCTTATCTGCGAAAGCTACAAAGCTGTCAGTATTAACCATATCCTTTTTGCAGTATTTACATGGTCCAATATCCATTACTATTGATACTGGTTTTTTCCATGTCTTCTTAACCATTATTCCATAATTAATTTTTTAATAGTTAATGACCCGTCTATATTTTCCTCAAGCTCAGCCTTTGTGTTTATGCAAGAATAGACAACATTTGAATTGTTCTTTACCTGGCGCATAGCATGGCGCTTACCTTTGAGGCATTCGCTTAATGAGCTTTGGATACGAGCCTCCTTGATCTCATTATTTACTATCATCAAAAGTGCTATAACCATCTGCTCCATTAATGGCTCCCGTTAGCTCTAACTTTATCTTTGAGCTGCTCTAAACTTTCTTTAATTTTTTCAATATCTTTCATAGCGTATTTTATATTGACATTATTATTTCTCATTGTTTCCATTTCTTTTTGTATATTTTCTACTTGTCCCGCTATATGTTCTAGCAGCATAAATTGTTCTTGATCCGTTGGGAGCTGCTCAGACTTCTTGAGTAGATCTGCCTGGTGTAATTCTCTTGAAGTTTCTAGGCTGGTTAGCCTGGAAGTAATCTCGGTATATGCAAAAATTCCCATTGCTACAGCTGCGCATAAAGCTAAAAGATTTCTAACTGGGAGACTGATAACCGAGTTCTCTGAAACTTTCATTACATCCCTCCTCTATTCTTAGCTTTCCAGGTTCTCTTCTTATGTTTATTCATACTTGAAAATTTGGGTCTCCTCCCAATACTTGTTTTTTTTGGGATCCTTTCATGTGGCAGCTTATTTACATCAAACTTAATTCTAGCCATAAATTATAATTCTATATGCTCCTAGGAGCCACGGAGACTGCGATCTCGAGGTAGTCTGGCACCTACATACCCCCCTATTTTTTCTTTAATTTATTCATAGTAGTCACACCAAAAGATGCTCCAACTATTGTCAAAATTATTATCCAAAAGTAAGGATCTGCTTTTCCAAGAATATCCCAGCCTTTATCCATAGCTGGCTGAAATGCTGGAATGAAATGTGCAGCCATGAGCAGCGTAAAAAATAAACATAACCACTCATCTTTTAATGAGTGTTCTTGCTGCTTAACTTGTTCGAGCTGTACCTCAACCTTTTTAACATCCAGGTTATTAGCTGCCTCAAGTTCTTTAGCTTTTATTATTTTATCTTTTTCTAGCTTATGGGTAATTGCACCCATAGTTTTATTTGCTACAAATTTTACTAAAGGATTTTTTAAGAAACCTAAGAATTGGATCATATATTACTACTCGCCATTTCTGCTGCTACTTCTGCGCATCGACCAGGAGTTTGCTTATTCCATTGGCTGTCTAAAATTTGTGCGGATGCCTCCTGGATGTCTCCATCTTTTAGAGCTTGCCACATCTTTTTAAATTTGGATGTTCTTGGTCCACCAAGCTGATAACACATTTGAATAATGCAGCACTTTTGAATGTGGTTTAAATTAATATCTCCTATAAGTTTCTCAGCTGCCGATACAGCAATATTAAAATCTTTATCGAAATATTCCTCAGCAACTTCAATAGGATAATGCTTATCTTTAACAAGATCATCGGTAGGTAGCACCATGTGACCATAACCAAAAGTAGGAATGGATAAGCTATCAAGGTAGATATGATCTCTATACCCCTCATGTTTTTTAATCTTTTCTTTAAGCTCGTTGTAATCTGCCATAGTTCCTCAAGTTTGTTGTGGATCAAAATTAAGAATTTTAACACCTAAAAAGAACCTTTGCTCCTTTGTTCTTGCTCGATGTATCTTAGATCCGTTTTTTCTAAAGTTTCGTGTCTTGACATCATAAGCCGTGTACTCTCCCGTTGTTAAGTTAAGCACCAGTAGATCTATTGGTCCCTTAGAACCAGTAGGCGTAAAGACAACCAGGTTAGGATCAGCAGCAAATCTAGCTTGCGCTAGCAGCTCCGTCTCTAAACCTTTGGCAGCAGTTTTTCTATTTCTGGAAGAAGTAAAAGATTGAGCCAATTAAACCTCCAATTAAAATTATAATTGCAGCAGCTCCTTTACCTCTGTTCATAAATGTTTTTAATTCAGATATATCTTTTCTCATTGCATCTATCGCTTTAAATAAAGTCTTCATTCTTTCAGCGCAGACTTTCTCATGGTAAGATATTCTTAATGCAGCTCTATCTTCTGCATATTCTTTTAATGTAATTTTTTTTCTTTTAGATTTCATTTATTGGCTTGCAGCTGAACCTAATAAATATTTGATGCTTATTAGTTTCAACTCTCCCTATTTCTTTTTGTTTATTAATAGCCTCATCGTATCCAGCCTGGAGGCAATCGTAATAAGTATCGTATGTTGTTGGCATTGTGAACGGCTCTAGGCAGCCATGGAAAGTGCTACACATGAGCATAACCAAGGCTATTTTCATAGCAGCTCCTATAATGTAAATATTTTTATAAAACTATTGTATCTGCCTCTTCTTGAGTAAGAGGTTCGCCAGCAATTAATTTTGCTTTAGCACTAGCTTTTGTATCTTCTTTAGCTTGTTTTTCAGCATCTGCCTCAGCTTGAAGTTCAGCAGCTTTTGTATTAACTGCCGACATATCAATAGAAACTGGGTTCATATTTTGGTCTAATGCAGTAATTTCTGCAGCATCATTTTCTGTGATTGATTTTACATTAGGATATAATTGATAAATTGCCTCGTGTTGATACATTATGCTAATACCTCCATTAAAGTTATACTTGAATGAGATCTGTCATTTTCAGAATGATCGTTATCGTGACTTCTTCTATTTACATAAGTTGTATTACTTCCTGGTATTTGCCATTGTAATTTGTATGTAATAGATGAGGCTGTGTTGGGACTATCTAATCCTTGCATTGAATATTGTACCCCCGTGTCAGAACCAGAGCTGTATATACCTCCAATAGTTGCTCTAATTCTACTTCCAGCAGCATCTCCAATGGCTTGAGTGTTTAAGTCTGAACCATCTCCATAAACTATTTTAACTTTTGTATATTGGTCGCTAGAATTTCCAGCAATGTGGAAACTCCATAAAATTTTACTTGCTGTTGATGCTGGTGTTATCGCTATTGAAAATCCTCCAGTCATATCTGTCCAGCTTGATGAAGTTGTACTTTGAGCAGAAGTCACAGATGAGCTTAAAACTTGACCAATTTTTCCGCCAATATCAGTTCCCCATTCGGGATGATTAGTGCCTTGTTTTAAAACTTGACCGCTTGTACCTTTTGCTAGTCTCTGTAATCCAGATCCATCTCGATATAAAAGATCGCCTTGAGTTGTAAGTGTAGCTCCGACATCTGTTCCCGCTGCAGCCATCAATGTCCAGTAAGCAGTAGCAGTTGCTGGATCCTGGTTAGTGCCAGCTTGAATAGAAATATAAGATTGATTATTTCTAACTACAATATCATCAACGCTGTAAGATGTTGCGTTATTCCACGAACCTCTGAATACTGGTTTTAGTCTGCCTAAATTTAGTGTTGCCATTATAATCCTACCATTACATTAGCCTCATCCTCGGTTAATGCCTCTCCGTTTATTAATTTTTGTTTTGCGCTAGCTTTTAAATCTATATCAGCTTGTTTTTTAGCTACTTCCAATTCAGCAGTATTATCAATTCTGCTATCGTGTTCAGATTGTTCATCTGCTGTCATATCTCTAAGTACTGGTTCTTTATTTGGTTCAATAACTATTATTTTTGTCATAATTTATTACTCCTTAATTCCATAAAGTGTTGCTGTTCCATCAATAAAATTTGCACCACCACTTAAATACAAAGTAAATCCATCAACATTTACATCTTGATCGTAAGTATGAGCAAATGTAGCATTTAAAATGTTATCAAAATTTCTTTCGTGTCCGTGGATTAAACCAGCCCAAACTGGTCTATATTCTTGTGGATCATAAAAATTTATTTCTCCATTAAAACTTCTATTGCCAGAAGTATGAGGTAAGCTCCAGTTTAACACTCTGCAATGATCAAATTTGTCATTAGAATTATTAACACCACCACTAGCGCCATTGTAGTAAGAAGTATGATAAGTTGAATAATACTCATTATTCGCTGTTTGATTTGTTGTTCCTATTCTTAATCTTAACCTTAATTCATTGTTATTTGCAGATGCTCTAAATTTTTGAAAAATTAATTTATATTTTTTATAAGTAGATGAAAATTGCTCATTAAATGCTAATTCTCCTACTGCACTTGAAACATCTACACTAGCAATTTTTACAAAATCTGAAGATAAAGCAGACCAAGATGGAACCCCACCAGATGTCATTTGTAAATACATTGTTGAACCAGGTTTTGCTAAACGCTGTAATCCGCTGCCGTCTCGATATAAAATATCTCCCTCAGTAGTTAAAGTTGTTCCGACATCTGTACCACCTTGAGCTAATACATTCCAATAAGTCGTATTAGTGACAGCATTGCCAGTTGATGCGAGGATGCAAATATAGCTTGTTCCCCCGCTTGAAACAACATCATCTGGAGTATAGGCAGTTGCGTTATCATACGCACCACGCCACACCATTTTTATTTTGCCTAAATCTATTGTAGCCATAAAAATCCTTTATATTAATTAATTGATTTGCAATAGGAAACTTTTATAGAACAGACTTAAATTGTTGCTATAAGATTTCCGCTTGAATTGACGCTAAAAGTAAAGCCGCTAGCTGCAAACATTTTATCATCTGCTCCAGTATAATCAGCGTTTGATATATTATCTTGACCCCCGTTAGTTGTAATAACATTTAGATTGTTGCCATTTTTATTAAATAAATAAACCTCAGCTGAGCTAGCATTTCCAAGCTCCCAGGCATTGCCAGCATCATTAACTTTAAATACTTTACCAGCTGCTATTCCAGTAGTAGATAATTGAGCCACTCCTACTGATCCAGAGCTTGGCTGATTAATAGATAGTGTATCTCCAATTTTTAAAATTTTTATACTTTCCCCCGTACTAGGAGCTGCAGAAAAAGTAAGTGTAGTTCCAACGCAAGTATAACTATCTCCCCAATGTTGGAGTACACCTGATAAAATTACAAAAAGTTGAAAATGTGAACCAACACTTTCAGACATTGTAAAGGCAGTTCTTGATCCATCGAATGCCTCTGTTAAAGTTATTTCTTTATAATCTCCAGCGTCTATGGGTCTTCCTATATATGGCATTAGTAATTAACTCCTATTCCATGTAATTGAGTTTCTTTTGAACCAGCTGCTTGGTTAGCCCAGACAGCTTTGTATCTAATATCTGTTCCAGATGAACAAGTTGTTTCGCCTAATCTTACTTGTTTAATTCCAGTAGAATAAACTGGAGTGATCGCAGAATAACTTGATGCCTCTGTCCAGTTTGATCCACCATCGCAAGAAAAGTAGATCTTAAGATCGGTTCCTAAAGTAGCTGTACCTTGATTATCTTTATAAAGCATTGTGCCACCGACTTTTGTTTTAGCGGATCCTACTGCGTTTGCTGCCTGGATTGCTGTACCAGTAGCATTTGTTGATGCGCCAGTTGGTGGTGTAAATGAAGTTCCGCTTGGGTATCTCACAACATTTGAAATTCTCAAGCTGTCTATCCAACCTTTAAATGCTCTATTAGCATCTGATTGATGATAACCTATGCTCATTACTCCATTTGCAAAAGATGAGCTTGTGCTTGCGCTTTCTGTTCTTGTTTGTACTCCATCAAGATAAAACCTATGATCGTTTCCGTCTCTAACTCCAGCGTAGTGATGCCAAACAGCTGAGCTTGCTGCTGTACCAGTATTACCAATATGCGACCAGTTTCCAAATGCCTCATAATTATAAAATCCTAATTTACCACTATCCCATTCCCATTGATATTCAGTTCCTATTTGTAAAATATTATGATTACTTGGAGAAAAACTACTATCTTTCATCATCCACATTTCAACGCAAAAATCTCCATTGTTTAAATCTTCAAGAGCTTGTATATCGCCAGTCCATAATTTATCTTGGTTCGATGAGCTGCCATCAAAATAAATTGATGATAAACCATCTTTAGATTGATTTGTTTTATGTTGTACTTGTCCCGCTGAATATATAGTAGAACCAAGAGAGCTTTCGTCTGTAAAAGTTGTTGAGCCGTCTGTTGTGTTGGATTGTAATAAAAATTTTGTATTGCTGTCAGCAGTAAAGCAAACTCCCGATGTACCCGTGCTACATTTGCCACCCTCTACCGATACATCTGTTTTCGTTCCTAAAGTATCTGTCGCAAAAGTATCTATAAATTGATTTGGTAAATTAAAAGCTGCTGAGCTTTCGTTAGTAGCCTCTCTTAAAGCTAGCGCAGAAATATCTGATTTAATTGGCTGCAGATCTGTTTGTGGAGAATGAGCTACAACACTTGAGCTAGAAATTCTAGCATCTGCAAATTGACCGCTGGTAATTTTGCTTGCATCCAGGTTAGGAATTTCTGCAGCGTCTAAAGTTATCGCTTGATTTCCAATACGAGTTAAAGCCATTATATTGATACCTCCACATCTCCGCTTGAATTAACTGAAAATGTTAATCCTTTTTTTGTAAAAAAACTTTCGTCAAAATTTTCTGCATTAGCAGCATCTAAGACATCCACATTATCAGCTCCGTTTGTGTATTCTAAAACAATATCTGTTTTCATTTCTATAACCTGGATAGATCCACCCATTCCAGAATGAGAAGAGCAATAGTAGTATAGTTGAGCTGGAGCATCACTTGGCACAACAAAAGTCAAAGCATTGCTGGCTGTGGATGTGCCGTTAGTGTATTCTGATCCGCCTCCGTGTGTCCCGTCAGAAGTTGTAGAAATTTTAAATGGATGTGATGTAGCTGCAGAATAATCAAAAATATAAGTATCCCCTTTAATTAAAACTAAGCTATCTTGTTCGACACCATCTATACTATATTTTCCACCAGACGCAGTTATAGTTTTAGTCAAAGTCTTAGCTCCATTTTGTTTTTTAAATCCGTAAAAATCAACTTTACCTAACGCATCTTGCGCAGCTGTTGATAGATCTACTAAACCAATAGACGCATCTTGTATGTCTGCTCCAGTTAATGCTTGACTAGCGGGAGCTGCTCCTATGTATGCCAATTTATCCTCCTATAAATTAATTACTTATTGCATCAATATAACTAACAACTGCTTTTAAGCTGCTAGCTGTATCAGATAATGCTTGTAGCTTGTCTCCAGATTTCACAATAATTTTAGATCCACCATCAATAAGCTCTAAAGATGAACCAGCTGGAATTGGAACATTTTTAATAAGCTCAGTTGTGTCTGAACCATTAACTATTTGACAAGTTGCATTAATAGCTGATCCAGCAACATTAACTAATCTGATCCCAACAATCGTGTCGAAAGTATCAGCTTGAGCTAATATATCTGTAGCAGAAGTTCCAATCGCAGTAGATGTTAATTGATTACGAAAATTCTGAGCCATTATTTCCTCCTTATAAAGCTACACTCATAGCAATACTAAATCCCGCTTGAGCGAATGCAGTTGTATCTACAGCAGCGTCTTTCCATTGTCCCCCGCTATAAATTCTTAGTTTGTTTGATGATGAATTATAATACATATCTCCCTCAGTTATAGCGTCTCCATCATTATCAACGCTTGGATCAGAAGTTTTAGATCCTAGGTATGTATCATCGAATTGGTCTAAAGCACTTTCAGCTGCAGTTTGTGCTGCTTGAGCTGAGCTTAAAGCTGAGTTCGCAGAAGTTAAAGCAGATTGAGCATTTGTGTTTGCAGTTTCGGCATTTGTTTCCGCTGTCTCAGCAGCTGTTTTTGCAGCTATGGCTGCAGCCTCACTAGCAGCTGCGGATGTTTGACTAGCAGCAGCTGCAGCTGCATCTACTAATAAATCCCATTTTCCAATATCTGAGTTTGAAGATAATGGAGTTGAACCAGAGGATGTGTGAGCTGTATTGGCAAGATAGACATTATTGTTTGAGCTATCTTTTACAATCGATCTTGCAGCATAATAAGTTGATGCCGCCCAGTTTCCTTTAAACTCTCCTAATTCTTGATCTAATAAAATTTCTCCAGATGGATTAAATGATAAAACTTTGTTAGCTCTTTGACTTGCTTTTTCTGTAATCTCTGAGCTAGCAATGCTGTTAGTTCTTGAAAGTTTTAAAGTTCTATCTAACTCTTCTTGCAGCTCCTGGATCTGCAAAGTTAATTTATCAATCGCTCCCTCATGCGTTTCAGCTGGGAAAGGATCGTTAGCAATATAGTCAACTTCTTGCGTTAAGTTTGTATCTCTAATTAATACTACCTCAACACCACTTGCTGGAGCTGTGTTAAAATTAACTTGTCCACCAGCAGCTCCATTGTCTGTGATGCTATAATGAGTTCCTAAAACTTTTATTGTTTCTACACCAGCTGCAGATCTTTCAATAACTTTGATCTCAGATGTTGAGTGTATAGGAAATTGATACGCAAACTGAGTTGCTGATCCGTCTCCATTATATGAATTTTTTACGACTAGCGTTGATATAGTCAATTTGTTCTCCTTTTAAAATTTTATGAAAAAAATGTAGGCGTGATACTCCTACTATATTTTTTCTATTAAATTATTCTGTCAATTCTGTCTATAACTATTTATGGCGACCACCAATATTCTTGTCCCGTTCTCTTCCTTAATCTGTTAATATTTCGCCTATTATCTGCATTAAAATTAGGATTTAACATCTTCTCCAGGGTATCAAATATAATCCTTTCTGTGACTAATCTTGAGTACCAAAGGTTAGATCCTGGAGTATATCTTTGTATAAAAGCAACCAGCTCCTTGCCAGCATTAGTCTTTTCGCCACTTACAAGCTGAGCTGCATTACCAAATGTTAAATTTATTAGATCTCCAAAGAAACCTATAACTGGTCCAGCAATAGTTTTTGCCAAAGATCCGCCATATCTATTAGTGTCTTGGAATAAGAAGTCTCCAAATATTCCTAATCCACCACCATAAACCATAGCATTAATCCAGTATCTTACTCCCATTTTTGAAATAGGAGTTGGTTTTTTACCAGCTGCAACTTGTTTAATTTCATAAGCTAAAGCTCCCATTATTGTTCCACCAATAATCATAGGAACCAGGTATTTAGCTTTTCCAGCAAATCCTTGTTGCTGCAAACCTCTAGCCATGTGTGTCATGCCTAAAGTAATTGCAAAGTTTTTATACATTAAACCAGAATTGATTATTTCTCCTTTAATAGTTCCTGGTCTAGCGTCTCCAGCTAAAGTAATTCTACCTTTTGCAGATGCAGTAGGAACAGCAAAATTAGTTTCATTAGCAATCCATGTCATTAATCTTGTTGTTAAATATTCTCTTGTTCCAGCATCTAAATCAGCTCTTTGGAAAATATCATCTGGTCTTAGATAAGTCATTCCTTTGCCAGCCATAGATGGATCATCTATACCAGCATCATATAATTTTGTTTTTCTAATTATATCCCACTCTTTTTCGCCAATACCATATTTTTTAAATTGTGTTTGTAAATTTTTATTTAATTTTGCAAATGGAGAATTTACATTTTCAGCAAGTTCTCCTAGCGCCATCATTCCAAACGCCCATTTATTAGATTGTGTGGAATGTGATAATCCAGATCCTCTTAGTATTGCATCAGAAACTCTTTTAGACCATAACGGAGCATCTATATCCATTAAATATCTAGTTTGAACAGCTGATACTGCACTCCACATTTCAGCACCTAAACCAAGTTTAATTGCTAGCTTTGCTAATTTTTTATCTTTTTTAACACCCTCTGCTAATTGTTTTACAGAAGTTATATTCGCTTTTGTTGCTGGTAATCCATTAAACTTAGCTGTCATTCTCATCCAATGCTGATCTGTAATAGTCATGATCGCAGCTCCTCCTAATTGTGCAGCTGTAAGGATCTGCCTTAAACCAGCAAAGGTATTACCAAAAAAACCATCAACGGGTTTGCTTAAATGTCCCTTATGGTATGCTAATAAATTTTTTGAATTTTCTAAAATTGCATTAGTTCTATCTTGTTCAGTTCTATAAATTTTAACGCCATCTTTTTTTAATCTACTATCTTTAATAATAGTTTTTTTTCTTTTAAATAATCCTTTTGCCTCGTTAGCAGCATCAATAGCTGATTGTTTTTTTATACTAGCAACAGCCCAGGAATGGATTGCGTCTGGATTTGGTCCAAGGATCTTAAGCATAGCAATATCTCTACTCATGCTATTTATGTGATCTAACATTGTTTTATATGGATCTCCATTACCAAATCTAGCTTGATATTCCATCCAATCGTCTGCACTTTTAAAAGCTAAAAATCTATGATCTAATCTTCTATTATGTAGAGCTTTACCAAAGCTGTTAGTTCCAGGTTTAAATGTTGCCATACCCTCAGTTGATATGCTTTCGTACACTTCACTTAAAGCCTCTCGAATACTTCTATCTGTAAATGGCAAACCAGTTCTTTCATCTGCCATTTTTTCAATATCTAATTTTGGTAAAATATAATCAATCCAATCATCTTTTTGCACCGATCTAACAGATAATGTATCGTGCATTTGTGGTAGTCCCCAATCTTTTCTCGATAAAATTTTACCACCAAAATAATTAAATCTTTTTCTTAAATGTTCAGCTACTTCTTTCCATGCTTTGGCTAATTCTTGAGCATTAACATTTCCAGTTCTTTCGCCCATGATCTCTCTAACCATTGATTTTTTATTGGCTTTTTGTTTCCTGGATACCATTCCACCCCAACCATATCTATTTTGTTCCATTAAATTACCCATCAATTCATGAGCTTTGTTTCTCTCAATCATTGTTTGGTTTTCAATGTTAGGTTTATAAGACCAGTTATCTTGAGCCAGGTAAGCTCTATAAGCGTTTGCGTAATCTACTTCGCCATTTGAATTTCTATAATTTTTAAAATCAAATTCTATTTCATTCATTTTGGCTCTCATCTGCAAAGTGTATCTTAACTTCTCTGCCTCTTCTATTTTCAAAGCATCGTACACTTCCCTTGCAGCTTTTTTCTCAGCCTCTGGTTTATTTAGATTTTTTCTATATTGATAAAAGTCTTTGATCTCATCAAAATTTTTGTATAAAGTTTCGCCTTGTTTTTCAGAAATTAAACCCTCTTTAATACCATTAAGAATACATTGTTTAAAACTCATATGCAGTTCTCCAATCTTTTAAACATAGTTGCATTTTTTGCATCTTGTTCAAATGCCTCTCTGGCTGTTGTTAATAAAGGAACAATCTCTCCTTTTTCATCTAATCTTGTTCCAACAACATAAGGAATATCAATATCGTTAGTAGTATTAAATCTTGTAAATTCTTTATCTTTAATTTTAAAGTAAGCGTTTTTCATATCCGCCTCTACTTTAGCTTGCTCTTTTAAAGTTTTATTCCACTCATCCATTGACATACTATTTCTTTGGTATGTAATTTTTTTATAAACAGCGTGAGATTTATCTATAATTGGATCTAATTCTTTAAGAGAAATTTGCAGCTCAAAAGTATAACCATCTTTTGTTAAAGCCTGGGTATGGATCCGTCTATATTGTGTTGGATGTTTTCTTTGAGTTCTACCAACATCATCTAAGAAATCGTCAATTTCTATGAGCTTATAAGTCTTGTTTAGCTCAGCAAGTAAGAGTTTTGCTTGAGTTATTGTATCTACACTTATTCTAGCACCTAACCAATCTGGGATATTTTGTGGCTGTAATTCCTTTTTAATAGCCAATTTTTCGTCAATTTTAGCTTTATCTTTAACTCTTGCCGCTAAATTGCCATCATATTTTGCTGTAATTGCTTGTAAGTCTCTTTTCAGAGGCTCTAATTTTTTAGATAAAGTATTGTAAATCTCTTTATAATCATTAGATTTTTGATATAACCTAATACCTATGGAATTGAAATCGCCAACAGACTTATTATCTAGCCCACGAATGAGCGGTGGCTTGCTTTGTGCAGTTGCTAAAACAACTGATGACCGAGCTGTATCTGTGACTTGGGATTTTGATACTAAGTCTTGGGTTTTTTCTCCTAAATTAATGATTGGAGATGTTTTAGCTGCAGCTCCAGCCTCAGCCTCAGCTCTAATGGCTGCAGATGTACCAGCATCAAACATTGTTTCCTCTGATAGTGAGGCTTGATTTCTATAAGCAGCCTCAGTAGGTACATCAAAATCTTTTACATTGTTTAGATCCTCAGCTAATTTACTTTCATTTCTATTAAACTCAGCTTTATTAACTCCTGGAGCATTTGTATCTGTTGAAATTTTATTAACATTAAAATCAAGAGAGTTTAAATCTTGTAATGTGTCTGCATAAACACCTTGATTTGTTTGACCAGTTTTTTCAAGATCTTCTTTTTTTTTAAGTAATTTTGATCTAATTTCGTTTAGCTCAGCTTTAGATAATGAAGATACAGATTTTCCTTGAGCATTTACACCAGAGGATCTAATAACATAATTAGGATTTCTTATGTTTTGATAAGAACCAGATTTTGGATCTAAAGTAATTACTTTTTCAGATCCATCATTAAATTTTATTTTAGCAGAATTTCCAGATGAGCTTACTTTTACAATTTGAGTTTTAACTAAATTACCTTGTCCATCAAATACATCTTGAAATTCTCCAACTTTAAAACTAATTGGAGGTTCAATATTTGTAGCTGGATTTTTTGCTGGTGGTAAATCTAATTCAGTTCCCTCATTAAAAGATTTAACAGCAAGATCTAATCTTTCTCTATGTTCAGTTCTACCCGCTGCATTATCTGGAAATGGATTATCTTTTCTTGGTATTTGGTAATTATCTAAAGTCGTATCTTTGTATTTAGGATTAAGTTCTCCTAATTCTTTTCCAACTTGTTGCAGCTCATTATCTGATAATTTAAAAAGATGTTTTTTACCAACATCAATTCCTTTACCAAATGCTTTAAATACACCTAATAAAACTGGAGATAAAACTGCTGATGCACCAGCAACCATAAATACATTTCTTAAACCAGTTTCTAAACCAGCATCTGTAAAACCTAATTCTTTTCTGTAAGGCTGAGCTTTTAATTGGATCATTGTTTCAGCAACAGCTCCTATAACCATTTCATATCTTGCAACTTTCCAAGCTGCAGCTCCGAATGTTGCTGGTACAGAATAACCAAAAGATGCAACTAACCCTAGCTGCATCCAGGGATCTTTAAATGCTGTGACAGCCATACCGCCAAATTGACCGAAAATTTTACCGCCCAATGTAGCTCTCTCACTTACAGAGGCATTATCAACCCAACTATCTTTAGCTTTTGTTGCAATGGTCTTATACATATTATCCTGGGTATCAAGACCAGCCTCTTGCAATTTAAAATTTAGATCTGGATTATTTTTTTTAGCCTCTTCAACTTTATTCCAAAAATCCGTTTCTAATTCGTTATAAGATCTTGTTTCAACAAAACCCGTTTCATTATCAAAACCAGTTCCCGTCTGCCAATTAAATACTTGATCTATTGGATCTACAAAATTTGTGTTGCCGTTTTCTCTAAGGATCTGTATTACATTTCCATATTCCTCTGATTTATTTCTTATTTCAGATTGTGTAAGCTCGGTCATGGAAAAGGCTTTACTTACAGATTTAAAATTTTCAGATATGTTTGTTCTTGGTCCCTTAGTCCAGCTCTCGTTTGTTGATGGAGTAAGAGCTTTATCTTCATCAAAGAATATACTCATTATTTCATTCCCGTAATTATTTCGTCTCTAATTTTATTAATGTTAATAATGAAATAGCCGCCATCTTTATTCATTAAATATTCTGGCTCTGAGCCTGGCTCAGTAGGATTTTCCCCCATAGCTACTTTGTATTTACCATTTCCAACACTTACAAAATAAGGATCATCCTCTTTAAAAATTTCTGCTAAAGTAATCTCTTCTCCTTTTAATGCACCATCTCCAATAATAGCATTGCTTTCAAGTACAGATGCTTTTAACCATAAATTTTCATCTGCTTTAAATCTTTCTACAATATCCTCAAACTTTCCGTTTTCTAACCATGGCGGAATGTGAACCTGGTTTCCTCTTGTGTCTTTGTCATAACCACCGAAATTACTATCAAATATAAATCCATCTTTTTTATTACCACCAGATGCCATAATAAATGCTTTTTCCCAATCACTAGCTTTAAAATCATTTGTAGTTTTGCCATCGTTTCTTAATTGAGCCATGTAAATATAATTAGCTGCTTGAACAATATTGTTAAAAGTATCTTCGTTATCCAAAAATGTTTTTTGATATTTTGCTACTGCAGCTAAATATCCCGTATCAGTAGTTTTAATTTTATATATTGGAGCTAATTGTTTATTTTTAGAAATTAAAAATCCCTCTGCAATTAAATCTACATTTTGGCTTGGTTCGTAATCATTCATAATAGTAAGTCCGCCAATAGTAGAAAGTATTGTGTTATTTTTTGTAAGCTGTTTAAAAGCTAGATCGCTATCTGTACCAAATGCTTTAACTAAAATTGTTGAAATTTGTATTAATTCATCTTTAGTATCTGCAGCTGCAAAAGCAGCACTTATTTGTTTTTCCTCATTTGCAGTAAAAAATTTAACTTCTCTTTTATAAAAACTTGCTACTGATTTTGCTTTAGCAATTCTTTCATTTATAGAGCTTGTAAAATCATCAACACTTCCGCCTGGAGCCAGCATTTTTTCAAAACCAATTTCATTTAAAGTTATTAATCCTTTTTGATGAGCTGTTGTTAATTGATCTTTATTAAGATCTGTAGTTAGTTTCGCAAGATATTTTTTAGTTATTTCTAAATTTCTTGCATATTGTAATTCAGTACCTTTACCCTCACGCAAATTTTTATTTACATATTCTTGTAAAATATTTCTTCTATTCTCAATTTCAGCTACAGACATTGTGCTAAGTTGAGAATAAATTGCTGCATCATCAGCCATATTTTTTAATTTTAATAAAGTTTTTTGATCGTTTCCCTCGGTAGCAGTTTGCCATGCAGCATTCCATTCGTCTTGATCGTACATGATGCCGCTTTCTAAAGCGCTTTCCATTTTAGAAACATTATCTTTATTAAGATTATTGCTTGAAGTTTTAGAAGTTTTAAAATGAGTTTTTAATTTTTCAACATCTTCTATATCTAATCTTTTATCTTTTTTAGCTGCCTCTAAAGCTGCAGCTTGATCTTTTAAAGAAACATTTTTATATCCATAAAAAGCTATATTTCTATTTGTATCTTTTTTTAATTTATCTAAACCATCGCCAAATATTTCTTTTGCTTTATCGCTATTAAAAAAATTTTTAAGATCTGTTGCAGCTGCATTTTTTTCCAAAGCTGTTGATCCATAAATAATAGATTTAGACCAAGTATTTATTTGGTCTAAATGATTAAGTCTTAAAGAGTTAATCATATTAGTTGTCGTTGCAACTTTAATAGCGTTAGTATCTTTTAATTGTTGTTTAGACATCCATAATGACAATTTCTTTTTTGTCATCCAGGAGACTTCATTTTTAGAGCTTTCTAGTAAAGACTTCCATTTATCATTATATAATTGAAGAGCTGCTTTATCATCTTTCATCTCGCTAGCTTTAATAATTGTTGCAGATAAACCCTCATTATCTCCTTTGCCATTCATTATCTCTTTTGATTTTTCTAAAAGCTCATTATCAGATTTAATGTCCAGGTGTTTGATATAAAGTTTTTCTCCAGATTGCAGCATACCTTTCATGGCTTTGCCAATAGATTGAGCCTCGCCTAAATTTATTTGTCTTGTATCTACAACATTGCTGTCGTTAGTTGTTGGTGTTAATTGTGATTTGTAAAGTTTAATTGACATTATACAATCCCCGCTGTTTTAGCTGACATTCCAAGATCCAATAAACTTGCGCCAGCTGCATAGTAAGATGCTTTCTTAGCAACTTTACCTCTCCATCTTTGCATATCAGCATCTGCTCTAGCCTGGATCGCTGCATTGTTTGCCTGGTCTCTTGCATTCTCAGCATTGTAATTCATAATATCTCTATCAGTTTGTAATTGGATTTCTTGTTCGTAAATCATTTCTAATGGTGTTCCAGAGAGAGCTGCACCCCTAACCAGGTAAGATGTTTTGGTAGCACCCTGGATCTCCTCCATTGTTCGATCAAATTTAGGGAGGCTATATTCATTGTGAACAGACATAATCTGTTTAGCCTCTTGCTCTTTCATCGCAGCATTACGCTCCATTATCTTAGCGTTATAATTTGCTGCTGCGTTAGCAGCTTTCCCAGCGTATATGTCTCCAAAAAAACTCATTATTTTATTATCCTCGCATATCTAATAAAGTCTGAACCATCGGGACCATAATTAACCATACGACCCTCTGGCTTTAGACCTAGCCATCCAGCAAATCTTAACGCCATTTGGCAATCTGCTTTCACGCTTGTTTGTAATCTTTTTATATTGTGAGTATTTATAATTATTTCAGTTCTATTCTTTATATGCTTTGCGCAGAAAATTGGATAGTTAAAAATTTCTTTTGTTGCTAAGACCCACCCCTCGGCAACGCCATCCCAGAGATGAAAGACACCTCCAGCCGCAATAGGTTTTCCATTGATTAGACCCGTGAACGACATCCCAACACTTTCCAAATAATAAGCATATTTTCTATGCTCTGGCTTAAGTTCTAGTAATTCGCTATTTAATCCAATATCTAATATTTGTTCAGCGTGCTTATTTTCAAATTGCACTATTTCAATATTAGACATTCTCTGTCTCCAATCTTGGATATATTCCTAAGATAGTCATTGGCAGCGCTTGAGGCTGCTTTACATAAATTAATCCCTCTGTGCCGTGTCCAACATCAAATTCAACAGCTTTGTCTCCAGTAAATAATGGCACGGGTAAATCCATTGATGCTCCACTATCTCTAAAATCTATTGCAGTTAAATTATCTCCACTTGGTCCAACGCTAGCTCCAACACTATCTTGAAATCTTACAGACAAATCATAAACTCTTTTTGTTTTAGTTTGAGTTGTCTCTGTATAACCCTCATCTAATCTCATTGTTTGTAAATCAGATGAATATAATAATCCTACTTTTGCCTCTTCAATAGCTGTGTCCAGGCTAATAGCACCAGAGGAAACTGATTTTGAGGTTTGTACTGATCCCTCTCCAATAATATCAACTACCTCTCCCTCTAAATGTGTAAGTCCAGATAAGCTGCTAGTCTCGCCACCAGAATAAGCTAGTCCACTATCTAAATAATGAAATGCAGTTAAGTCTTTGTTAAATTCAAAAGGTGTAAAATACTCAACATATCTTTTTGTAGATCCATTAATATATCTATTAACAATAACCCAAACTTGATCCTCATCAGTATCGCCATCAATACAAGCAACACTTTCTACTTTAGCATGAGTTAAAATTTTATCTGTTTGTTCGGAGCTGTGAGCTGAGGTTAAATTAACAATAGTACCTCTACCCTCGTCTGTATAAAGTTGAATTTGATTGTCATCTATTTTTTCAACATAATATTTTGTATTTTCTGCTAAACCAGAAATTGCTGTGCCAGTATTGTCATAAAAAATATGATCTCCACTTTTAAATTCGTGAGATGAAACAAATAAAATATTATTATTTATATTTACGCCTTGATAAATAAATTGAGTAGTGTCTGATCCTGGAGCTGAGGTTAAGCTAATTGCTGTCCCAGCTGAGGCATTGGATGATGAAGTTGCTAATTTAATAGTATTGGCATCAACGGATATTACATAATAAACTTTTGAATTTGATAATCCGCCAATAACATTTGATGCTGCATAATAATAAACTGGATCTCCAGTTGCTAAACCATGACCCGTTAAAACTATAGTATTGTTTGTTGTAGAAACATTTGTGGAGTTTGCGGTAAAAGAAATTTTTTGTTGTTTAATAGTTTTGCCAGTATCTGATTTGCCACCTAAAATATGTCTGTGCCAGGCAACTACATTCTCTAATCTGTTATAAGTTAAACCAGACATAACGCCATCATTTCTTACACACCAAACTATTGAATATGGCTCTTGCTGATATGACATATCAATAATACCGCTATCTGAAATATGATCTGCAAGAATAGTTAAGTCGGGAGCTGTATAACCATCTGTATCAAAATTATAAGCTAGCTCTCTAATTTTTCTTTTTGCTCTTTGTAAAAAAATTGTGGCGTTTCCAATTGATAAGGCATCAACACCAGAAGATCCATAGTTAGATTGTTTTCTGATATTAATGTTTGTAGGTGTGATTGCATCTTGAGCAGCTCCAGAAGATACTGCGTATTCTCCACCAGTTGTCATTACAATTAAAGTTCTTGTAGCTTTCATAGCCTGGATGGCATTAACTTGGTTTGACGCAATAGTATAAATCATTGCATTGTCATCATTGCTACCCGATGTCATGTTTTCGTAATCTCCCGATTTAGAAAAAAACATTGTTTGCGGTTGTTGTGATGTGCCAGCAAAAACTAGACGCTGCTCAAAAAATGATACGCAGCGAGGATGACCCGTGACAGAAGAAAAAGCTCCTAAGCTCCAATTTGTGACAGCATTAGTATTTGCAAAATCCTCTTTAACTTCTGCTGTGACAGATGTATCTGAACCAAAAGCAGTAATTTTTGCATAACCATCTGAAAATTTAATTAATCGATTTACATCTCCAGAAACAAAAGTAGGAGCTGAGGCTGTTATTGTAATTGAAGATCCAGATGTTGCGGATGGTGTCATTGTGACAGATGTAGAGTTGCTGTCTAAGTATGGTCCATTAGTAAATTCAACTTCTGTAAGTGTCCAGGATGTGTGTCCAGTTCTTGATAATTTTCTAACTGAGTGACTTTCATGGCAAATATACATTACATCTGCGGATTGTGCGAATTTTAAATCGAAGAGTTGAGCAGTAGTATAAGGTGTAGAAATTTCATAAGCAGATCCACCAGATGTTATTTGTCCATCATCTTTGTAAAATCTTATGTACTGATTGCCAAATTCTAAAATATAAGTTTGAGTTGTTGAAAAAGTGAAAGCTACTAATCTTGTTTTAGCTGAGCTTGTTTTAACTTCTGATACAAAATAAGTTCCTGGTCTTCTTGTTATTGGTCCATGTGGTAATACTACAAAATTTTCTATTCGTGATGCCGCTGAAAAATACTTGGCAAAATCTGTTCTGCCTTGCATACTATCGCTCATCTCCCCAGCGGTAAAGCTAGGGATGCTTAATAATTGTTTTCCCATAATTATAATCTACTATTTATAAAATCTTCGGTTAAGATTTGATCGACTTGTCCGTTGTTAGGATCAATATTATATCCCTCGCTAGCGTCTGTATGTCTAGCCTCAGATAATTTGAATTGATACTTTTCTTGCATTAATTTAGAAACTTGTAAATTAGCTGTTATTGCATAAGCAAGATCTGCTGCTAATCCAGCTGATATAGTTTCTCTTGTTAATACATCTAACTCATTTGGATCTGTAATTTGTGCAACATAAGTAATTTTAATTGTACTTTCATTGCAAAGAATTTTTCTACCCTCTACTTTGTGATCTGTATTGTAAGCGTCAAGATGAATTAATCTTAGACAATCACTAGGTAAAGTAAATTGAAATTTAAAACCATATACGGGTGTTGCGGTATCTTGAGCCAATTGCTGTTTTTTCATTAAGCAATTCCAAGGATGACTTCTATATACCGCATCCCTAATAGTTTCATACCTAGCGTTGCATAATCTTGCGTTCTTACTATTGTCTGTTAATGCAGTAATACTCGCAGCTCCCAGCTGGTTTAACGCACTATTGCAAATTGATACAACACTAGCCATTGATTATCTTCTTTTCTTTTTTTTAGGAAAGCCAGCTTTCATATTAGCGTATGCTTTCGGTGTTATTGTACTCTTAGATTTTGGTCTTGAAATACCTTTTCGTCTACGAGCATTTATATTTGCGTATAAGCCTCTTCGTTTTCTTGGCATTTACACTCCTACTTTCTTCATTGTGATTTTATGGCTTTCAGAAAAACTCATCCCTTTTTCAGACATAAGTTTTTTCATAGATGCCATGTGCTTAGCAGTATGATGTTTTTTATGACGGGAAAGAGCTGCCTTTTGTCTTTTAGTCAATTTCATCATAATACTAAACTTTTCTTTTTTTTCTTAGTTTTTTAAAATCTGCACCAGTAATTCTATTTTTTGGTTTTGCTACTCGTGCAATTTTTTTTTGTTTATTGGAAAGTTTTTTCATTATTTTTTCTTCTTTCCTTTTTTTGGTTTCTTCATTGGTCTACCTTTTTTAGACCCGTATGTTCCTTTGCCTCTTGGCATAAGATCCTCCATTGTTGTTTAAAAAGGGAGGCAGTCTCCCGCCTCCCTAAGAATTGATATTACTATCAATTATTACTCATCGCAAGGTACTTGAAAGACTTTTGCCTCTTCCATTCTAGTAGCACCTATTGCCATGCTGTAATATACTTGCGTGG